TTGGTGGAGAATCAACTAGAGTTCCTACCACACAGGGAGTTTCTGTATATGGTTGGGAGACTGTTCATCAGGGAGTTGGACACTATAATCCTTGGAACAACTGGAGAATCGGTGGATTCCCAGAAAACACTAATCTTTCAGTTGGTATCGCATCTACTGGTGGAGTTCTTTCATATAAGGCAGACCAAGTGTGGAGACATAAGGATGGTTTAGCACCAGGATATAAGATGCACTGGTTGTTGCCTACAACTCAAATCAATGGTCAACTTGGTCAGTGGGCATCTTCTAACGCTGCTTCTGGTCTGACTAATGTAGAGAATACTGATACCTATTGGGATTGGAGTTGGCAGACAAATACTAGTGAAGAGATTGATGCACTGAAAGGATTTACTTTTAACACAGGTAACTCTAACTACTCTTCCACTAAGTGGACAGATCCAAGTCCAGGTAATACTAAGTTCTCTATTAGATATCACAGCGATAATAAGATGGATATATTTGATGAATCAAATCAAGCGATTATTGCAACCAAGGATGCGAATGGCGATGGTAATCCCGTCTACATAAGTTGGGTAGCAGGTGGTGCCACAGCTAATCAAGCACAGATGCAAGATGACTTCTTCGGTGGTGGAGATGTAGGTATTGCATTGACAACTGTAACGGTATAACAACATGAGTGATGTATATCTTGGTAATCCGCTATTAAAAAAAGCGAATACACCAATTGAGTTTACACAAGATCAAGTTAAGGAATTTGTAAAATGCCAGAGTGATCCCGTATATTTTGCTAAAAAATATGTAAGGATTGTAACTCTGGATAAAGGATTGCAACCATTTAATTTGTATCCTTTTCAAGAGAAGTTGATCAATAACTTCTACGATAATAGATTTAATATCTGTAAGATGCCAAGACAGACTGGAAAGTCTACTACTGTGGTGTCTTTTTTATTACATTATGCAGTTTTTAATAGCAATGTTAACATTGGAATCCTGGCAAACAAGGCAGCAACGGCAAGAGAACTGCTAGATAGATTACAAACTGCATATGAAAATTTGCCCCGCTGGATGCAACAGGGTATTATTGCATGGAACAAAGGTTCTTTGGAGTTAGAAAATGGTAGTAAGATATTGGCAGCATCTACATCTGCATCTGCTGTCCGAGGTATGTCGTTTAACATCCTCTTTCTAGACGAATTCGCTTTCGTCCCAAATCACATTGCAGACTCGTTCTTTGCCTCTGTTTATCCTACTATTACTTCTGGTAAAAACACCAAAGTAATTATTGTATCTACACCACACGGTATGAATCACTTCTACCGTCTATGGCATGATGCAGAAAAAGGAAAGAATGATTATATTCCGACTGATGTTCATTGGTCTGAAGTTCCTGGTAGGGACTCTAAATGGAGAGAACAGACTATTGCTAACACATCTGAGCAACAGTTCAAAGTTGAGTTTGAATGCGAATTCCTTGGATCTGTTGATACTCTAATTGCTCCAAGTAAATTGAGGAATATGGTATATGAGAGTCCTCTTCAAAAGAATGCTGGATTGGATGTATATGAAAATCCAAAAGATAGTCACGACTATGTAATGACCGTTGATGTTGCTAGAGGAGTTGGTCAGGACTATTCTGCATTTGTTTGTGTAGATATTACAGAGTTCCCACATAAGGTTGTAGCAAAATATAGGAACAATGATATCAAACCAATGTTGTTCCCTAATATCATATATGAAATAGCAAGAAATTATAATAATGCGTTTATTTTATGTGAGGTAAATGATATTGGTGATCAAGTTGCAAGTATTCTTCAGTATGACTTAGAATATCAGAATCTTTTGATGTGTTCTATGAGAGGTAGAGCAGGTCAGATTGTTGGTCAGGGATTTTCTGGTAAGAAAACCCAGTTGGGTGTGAAGATGTCTAAAACTGTGAAGAAGGTTGGTTCGCTCAATCTCAAGACAATGATTGAGGCAGATAAACTTATATTTAATGATTATGAAATCATCTCAGAACTAACAACCTTTATCTCAAAAAGTAATTCATTTGAGGCAGAAGAGGGTTGTAATGATGACCTTGCAATGTGTTTGGTAATTTATGCATGGTTGGTTCAACAAGACTACTTCAAAGAACTGACTGACCAGGATGTTAGAAAAAGATTATATGAAGAGCAGAAGAATCAAATTGAACAAGATATGTCTCCATTTGGATTCATATCTGATGGATTAAGTTCTGATAGTTTTGTTGATAAGGAAGGCGATAGATGGTTTACAGATGAATATGGAGATATGTCATATATGTGGGATTATCAGTAATGGATTTTGATAAGCAAATAAAACTAGGTCATTTGCTTTTAGCAGATAGAATGTGTAGAGTCTGTGGAGAGAGTAAAAATCTAGTAGAAAGTTTTTACAGAACAAGAAAAAATAGAGGACCAGTTGCATCTTCATATTCATATGAATGTAAAGAGTGTACTATCAATAGAGTAAAGACAACCAAAAATAAGATTAATTCGTTTGTAGACTGGAGTTATCCAGACTGGTAGTTCATTCACGTCATATTTCCCCACTGAAAATACCGTTTTCACTAAATAATTTCTAGTTAAACTGAGATTTACGGAGAAAAACATGGCGACTCCTCAATTGTCTCCTGGTGTTCTAATCAGAGAAGTTGATCTAACTGTTGGAAGAGCTGATAATGTTTTAGATAATATTGGAGCAATTGCGGGTCCTTTCGCAATCGGTCCTGTGGACGACATTGTTCAGGTGAACAGCGAAGAAGATTTCATCAACGTCTTTGGTAAGCCACAGGATACGGATGCACAATACGAATACTGGATGAGTGCTTCGGCATATCTTCAGTATGGCGGAGTTCTTAAGGTTGTAAGAACTGACGGTAGCACACTCAACAACGCTAATGCTGGTGTTGGTATTGCTTCCACGAACTCTTCAAAAATTAAAAATTACGACGATTATCAAAACAATTTTAGCAGCGCAACTAACTTTACTTACGCTGCAAAGAACCCTGGTACGTGGGCAAATGATTTGATGGTTTGCACCATCGACGATTTTGCTGACCAAACTTTGGGTATCACAACCATCAGTCTTGCGACTGCTGGAGCACAAATCGGTTACGGTGTTACCGCTGCTATCAGTGGTGTTCTTCCCGGATCTGGGACAACCTCTGTATTCACAGGTTATCTGAAGGGAATCATTACTGGTGTTACCACTGCTACCTCAGGATCTAGCACAATCGATGTTAAGGTTGTTTCTAGAGTTTCTAGTACAGGAACTGAAACTAAAATCGATTACAAGGAAGGCGATGCATTCTCATCGTTTGATACTTCCGATTCTGTTTACTTCCTGAACAACGCTGGTATCAACACTGGACTTTCTGCAGCTGCAGCATACACTCCAGGAACATCAGTTGACTGGTACGATCAGCAAACTTTGGGTCTTACCAACTCCACCGTGTACTGGAAGTCCATTGCTCCTAGACCTACTACTAGCAACTTTGTTTCGACAAGAAACGGAGAAGGTGATGGTATTCACGTTGTTGTAGTTGACGACAAAGGATCTGTTACTGGTGTTCAAGGCAACGTTCTTGAGAAGCACATCAGTCTTTCCAAGGCAGCAGACGCAGTATCTGATGTTAATTCTCCTCAGAGAATTTACTACAAGGATTATATTGCAGATTTCTCTGCAAATGTTTATGCTGGTTACAGCCCATCTCAAGCAGTAGATGCTTATCATGGAACTGCTCCTAGAGCAACTGGTTTCTCTACAAACTTCACTCCTGTTTCAACTAGTGATGGAAATTGGGGATCGAATGCACAAGGAACAACCTTCTCTGCAATTGGTAACGCTACTTATTCATTAGTTGGTGGAGTTAACTATTCTGCTGCTGGTGGAATGAAGGCAACTCTTGGTGATGTTAAAACTTCTTACGAACTCTTCAGAAATGAAGATGAGGTTGAAGTTGATTATCTAATCATGGGTCCTGGTTGCGCTATCAAAGATGAGTCGCAAGCAAAAGCAAACCTCCTTATCAGCATGGCTGAAGCAAGAAAGGATTGCATGGCGGTTGTTGGACCACATAGAGCAGATTTGATTAACATAACCAACACCACAACTCAAACTAACAACCTTATTAACTACTTTACTCCACTTTCTTCTTCCTCTTACGCGGTATTTGATAGTGGTTACAAGTACGTTTATGATCGTTTCAATAACAAGTTCCGTTATGTTCCGTGTAATCCGGACGTTGCAGGAATGATGACGCGTACTTCTATTGTTGCTTATCCTTGGTTCTCTCCTGCTGGTCAGAGAAGAGGTGTTCTGAAGAATGCTATTAAGTTAGCATATAATCCTTCTAAGGCACAAAGAGACAAACTGTATCCTAACAGAGTTAACTCTTTCATCACCAAACCCGGTCAAGGAACATTCTTGTTCGGTGATAAGACAGCACTTTCTTATCAATCTGCTTTTGATAGAATCAATGTTAGAAGATTGTTCCTCACTGTTGAGCAAGCACTTGAAAATGCAGCGAATTCGCAACTCTTTGAACTCAATGATGAGTTAACGAGAGCAAACTTCAGAAATATCGTTGAACCTTATCTCCGTGATGTTCAAGCAAAAGGCGGTCTCTTCGGATTCCTGGTTGTTTGTGATGAGACAAACAACACTCCTGATATTATTGATAATAATGAATTCAGGGCGGATATCTTCCTGAAACCTGCGAGATCCATCAACTACATCACGCTGACCTTCGTTGCTACCCGAACTGGTGTTAGCTTTGAAGAAGTCGCTGGTAGAGTTTGATCTTAGAATAACTAACTAAATCGGAGAAACCCAATGACAAGACCAGCAAAAACGCTATCTAGTTTTAAATCCGCCCTCATCGGGGGCGGTGTACGCCCCAATCTATTTGAAGTACAACTAACAACTGTTCCTGCAGGTGTTACTTGGAATGCAGATACTATGTCGTTTATGTGCAAAGCAGCACAGATTCCAGCATCTAACATCGCTTCTGTTGATGTTCCTTTCAGAGGTAGAATCCTGAAAGTTGCTGGAGATAGAACAGTTGACAACTGGACTGTTACTATCATCAACGATGAGAACATGCAGCTCAGAAGAGGATTTGAGATGTGGGTCGAACACATGGCCAGACTCGACAATAATGTCGGGGCAACAAATCCAGCAGCATACATGATGCAAGCTACTGTCTTCCAGTTAGGTAGAGGTGGTGCAAGAAATGCCACTGATAACAATGGAGAAGAGCAAGTAATTCTTGCAGAGTATGAGTTCAGAGACATCTTCCCAGTGAATGTAAGTCCTATCGAACTTTCTTTCGATAGTTCTGATACTATTGAAGAATACACTGTTGAATTCGCTGTTAATAGCATCGTTAATCCTAATACTTCTGGTCCTACTCCAGAACCTGAAGACGAAGAATAATCGCTTGACGGTTAATTGATAAATAGGTTATATAAAAGTAATCTATAAATCATGGCGTCAAAGTTATTCGGATTCTCGATAGAGGATTCTGAACCATTACCACCTAGTGCCGTCTCCCCCGTTCCTCCAAATAATGAGGACGGGGCTGACCACTATATGAGTAGTGGTTTTTTTGGGTCTTATGTTGACATTGAAGGAATTTATAGGACTGAATTTGATTTAATTAAAAGATATCGTGAGATGTCACTTCACCCAGAGTGTGATAGTGCAATTGAAGATATTGTAAATGAAGCAGTTGTTTCGGATTCAAATGATAGTCCCGTAGAGATTGAACTATCGAACCTTAATGCTAGTGATGGTATTAAAAATAAAATTCGTAAAGAGTTTAAATATATCTTAGATTTATTGGATTTTGATAAAAAAGCACATGAGATTTATCGTAACTGGTATATTGATGGTCGTATTTACTATCATAAAATAATTGATTTTAAGAATCCAACAGCAGGTATTCAAGAGTTGAGATATATTGACGCAATGAAAATGCGTTATGTTAGAAAACAAAAGAAGAAACCAGGAAATAATCAAGGGTCTGCAATTCAGAGAATAAAGAGTGATAATCCTATGGATTATGACTTCCCTGAAATTGAAGAATTCTTCATGTATAATCCCAAGTCTACATATCCTACTGGGAACCCAATGCAGACTGGGGCAAGTCAAGGTATCAAGATTGCTAAAGATGCAATTACTTATTGCACTTCTGGTTTAGTAGATCGTAATAAAGGTAACACTCTTTCGTATCTTCACAAGGCGATTAAATCACTCAATCAACTTAGAATGATTGAGGATTCACTGGTTATCTACAGATTATCCCGTGCTCCAGAGCGTAGAATTTTCTACATTGATGTTGGTAATCTTCCAAAAGTCAAAGCAGAGCAATATCTACGTGACGTTATGATGCGTTATCGTAACAAACTTGTGTATGATGCAAACACTGGAGAGAT